GTAAGACCTCCCCCGTTGGGGAGGCAGTGCGAGACGTCTCGGCCTGCGGGTCGGACACCAGCGGTGGCAGCCGTGTACAAAATTATGCAGGGCCTTCGGCAACCTCCGAAGGCTCAGGGGGAGTTATGGACCCCCACCCAGCACTAGGGCTACTGGCAGAATCCGGTATGTGCAAGGTCTCCTACGGAGACCCAGGGGGGTGTAATGCCCTCCGCCTGGGACCCACCTCGACGTCCAGTGAACACGCTGGCGTTGGATTGGCTACCCGCGGCGCTCACGCCGCGGCTACCGCCCTTGGTCCCCAAGGCATCGTAGGCGACCTAGTCGGGTCGCAAGGCATCGTAGACGACCTGGTCGGGTCGTATGAGGTGGCGCTTTCTAGCTTTTGGAAACGCGAGGACACCGATGTGAAAAAGCTGGTTCGTGAGCGGGAGATCGCTGAATTGTCTTATCAGACAATTGATCTCCCTGCGTGTCGTTTTCTGCCTCCAACCAGGAGGATTAAATACGACGGTAAGGCGGTTGATACCTTTCTTTACCAGCACGAACAGGACTATGATAAGTACGCGAACAAATTTCGTCCTTACGGGATGGATATGCAAGCGCATGAGTCTTACAAATGGTCCAATCCGCTTCCCGCGCCCCACAACCCCAACGTTGACTCTTGGTACTGTGGTTGCGTTGATTGCGTAAAGTTTTCCGACACTTGTGTCGGGCCTATGCGCAATTACTGGGACGACGTCAGGATTTTTCCTGACAGCGCCAGGAAGGAAGCGAAGAACGCTCTTAAGGAGCGTTGGGGTAGTGATCCCATCGATCAGGGAGACCTTAGCAAGTGCCATTACACGGTACTGCCCGCTGGCGCGCCCCGCCAGGGTGGTTTCCAGTGCGCGTGCGCTGAGTTCGCGGTGAGAATGTTTGAAAAAGAACTTCTTAGCCCGGACGATGAGCGTTACGCTATGGCTGAACAGCTTACGCACCTACCCCCTCCCGGCCAATCTTTTAAGATTTACGGCAATGGTAAGAATCCCTCTAAATTTATGGAGGCTTACCCGGTCCGCGCAGTTCATCACGTGGACAAGGCTAGGGAGATCTCGGTGGTCGTTAACAACGAGGAATTTAAAGTTCCTGTTGACGATACCACCGGGCTGGTCACCGCTAAGTGCAAGGGTGACTGGACTGCCGAATGGCAACACCGGGTTTACACCGGCGAGCTTCACAAGCCTGCTGGTGTACGCTCGAAGAAGTTCAATTCGCGCTTCGCGCCGATTGTTCTTGCTGCGACGCTTCTCGGGGCTGTCGCGGACGCCTTTGTCTTTACCCTCACGGATTTCGATAGAGTTGATTATCCTACTTTCATTTCCCAGCAGCAACATATGGGACAGGAAGTTTCGGGTGGTGCTCGAAGTATCGAAGAGTTCAGGACCAGAATTTATTCTGAGACCTGTGGAGTGGAGGAGCACATCAACTATTCTGCTTACGCGGGACAAGTTGAACCCCCCATTATGGATTTTGCTAACGCTTTGTATGGTCTTTTTGATCACCTTGGCAGTAACGCAAGGCTTAGGGGGGCTAGGGCATTGGCCACGGACTACTACGATGAGTGCGCTCATCAAGCGGAAGATATTGGGTTTTTCAATACCGTGATGATGATATTCATTATGGCTTTCGCAGGAATCATCGCATTCAATTTGATGGTTTCTATATGCAGTGC